GTTCATCCTCCTCCCAGAGGAGGACGCAAGTAAGTCGCGGAACGGAGCGTTCATCCTATGTTATCACTCGCTTTAATCTTTTTTAGTCACGTCCCACCTGAGGATTTCCTCAGATGTGAAGACTATGAATGGTTGAGGCAAGGTCTTGAGGAAACTCAATTGTTCACCAGAGCAGAGAAGTTTGATCTTCTTGTGCATTGGATGAATCATACAGATCCTCATTGTTTTGATAGCAAGGACGCACACGACTGAAGGAACGGGAATTAACATTCTCATTTCTTTAGGAGTAATCCAATGAACACACTTCAACTTATTCGCAATCAGATCAAGAAAGCAGCTGCTCTGCACGATGCACAAATTCTCCACACTTCTTACCGTGGAGTCAAGTACGAGTGCAAGCAGGGAGTCGATGAAGTTCACGGCACCTTCTGCTATCGCGGTCACACTTACAATAAGTGAATCTAAGGAGGGTTGACACCCTCCTTTTTTTGTGCTACTATATACTTAAACGCAGAGCTCTGATGGAACCTAATAGGGAACGCCTAAAGTTAATCCTTAAGAATCTTAAGTCGTTAGTTGATGCCTTAGAGTCAGAAATTTATTCCGATCCAGACAGGTACAAATCTTCGATTGATACTCGTGGTACGCCAAGTTACTTAGACTGTGCTTACGAAGAAGTATTCAAAAACGCTTTAACTTATAGTGATGTCTCAGATGATGACGGGTATGCAGACTGATTGGCGGTATTCTGGCGAAAAGATGAAACTACGAGAGGAGTGCCTAAAAATTCTCCTTGGTAAATTTGGATCCGTATTGAATGAAGACGGATCTCCTGCACATTCTTCGCAATCAATCTATGAATGCGCCCACGACTGGATTAGTCAGGGACATATGATTAGCAGCGGAATCGTTTCTTACTACAAAGCTTATTATAATGACAAGACTTAAAGATCAAATTCGTTTGGCAAAAGCAGCACTTAAACTTGCCGAGACTAGACCAGAACTTTATACCTTAGAAGAACTTAGGTATATGGAAATGCAACTCAAGGTTGCGAAAAGAAATCTAGAACAAAAAAAATTACGAAAGAAGCAACAGCAAGGTTTTGGGTATGAAGATTGACAATGAATTTCGTACAGTAGATAGAGCTCTTGTTGAAGATATCTTTCCTACTGCTATTGCTTATTATAAATTTCCAGAAGATAAACAAGAAGAACTAAAGAACGCAGTTCGTAGGGCAGTTAAAAAACCGAGACCAGGAGAAAACAATTACCACGATAATTTGTTTCACTTCTATCAGCACGCTGGCGAACATCTTCTAGAAGATAATAAAGAGGAAAGTGTCTTCGCAGAATTTGAGTTGTTTCTAAAATCAGCTTATAAAGATTATGTGATGGGTATCTATGGGTGGAACACAAACCCCACTCCTTTTATTACAGATTGCTGGGTTAATATTACCAAGAGAGGTGGTAAGCAAGTTATTCATTCTCACGCCAATGCTTTTGTTTCTGGAACATACTATGTGAGTATGCCCGAAGGTGCTTCTCCATTGATCTTAACTAACCCTAATCTTTCTGCCAATCGTCCTTACATCGGATTCGATCAGTCTGATGATACAGTATACAATCGTTCAGCTCACGTTGCAAATTGTGTTGACGGTTTTTTAGTTCTTTGGCCTAGTAATCTTGCCCACTATACAGAAGAGACGAAGTGTGATGAACCGAGAGTTTCTATCTCGATGAATTTTTCACCATCTGTTTTTACTGCTGGAGCATATAATTATCGTATTGAGCGTGATAAATGAGAGAACAAATTTGCCCTATGTTCTCCACCCCACTTGGAGTTTATAGGTGGGATGAGGACAAGACTAATGAATTAAAAGATCTGACTCGTACTTTACTTGCGGAAAGATCGAAAGAAAATGACATCGATGGTTCTCCTGTTTCGTCAGATCTTTTTCATTTCTGGAATACATCTGGTAGGAGTTTTCTCTATGAAGATCATCCTCTTATCAGAGAGTTTGAAAAGTTCTTGTCAGAATCTTACATTGATTTTACCCAGAATGTTTATGAATGGGATATGACAACAGAGCATCACATCACAGAATGCTGGGTTAATGTGACTAAGAAAGGTGGGTGGCAATACAAACATAGCCATTCAAATAGCTTTGTTTCTGGCACTTTTTATCTCAACTACCCGCCAGGTTGTACTGGGTTAACGTTTACTCATTTTTCGAAAGAGAAAACTGCACCCTATCTTTCTCCTAATCCTAAGAGACCTAACAAGTACAACTCAGAAACCTTGACTATGAGACCTGATGAAGGTATACTGTTCTTATGGAGTAGTAACCTTACTCACGAGACAGAAATCCTTACTGAAGATGTCAGGAGAGTTTCTATTTCAATGAACTTTGTACCCACAGTAATTGATACTGGGGTTTATCGCCTACGTTTATCTCAATGAATACCGCACGATTAATCTCTGTCACTCCTGATGCTGAAAAGACTATGGCATATGTTGCCAGGGTCAGCAATCCTAACAACCAAGAGAATCCTAACTATGCCAAACTCCTGGGTTACTGTATCAAGCACAACCACTGGTCTGTGTTTGAACAGTCTTTTATGACTCTTGAGTTGGAGACCACCAGGGGTATCGCAGCTCAAGTGCTGCGTCACCGTTCGTTCACATATCAAGAGTTTTCTCAGCGGTATGCTGACAGTTCTATGTTGGGAGATAGCGTACCTCTGTTTGATCTTCGTCGTCAGGATGATAAGAACAGGCAGAACTCTATCGATGATATTGATGATTTCACTAAGCAGCAGTTTGAGATCTTAATTCAGAAACATTTTGCTGAAGCTATGGATCTTTATAAGCAGATGCTTTCTAAGGGAATCGCAAAGGAGTGTGCTCGTTTTGTCTTGCCACTGGCAACGCCCACCAAAATCTATATGTCGGGCTCGTGCCGTTCTTGGATCCACTATATAAATTTGAGAACCGCTAATGGTACTCAGAAAGAACATATGGATCTTGCTAATTCTTGTAAGCAGATCTTTGTTGAACAATTTCCCACAGTTGCTGAAGCTTTAGAATGGACTTCCTGAACGACATTAAAGTATACGATAATGTTTTAGATACACAGTCTAGCAAGCAGGTGTTTGAATTCCTTAGTAGGAATTTTTACACCCTTGCTCGTACTAATGATTCTGCGACATTAGAGCGTAGCAAAAATTTCCTCCGAGAAGAAAGAACGCAAGAAGAATTAGATACTTTTAAATCTAATTTTCTTGAACAGCAACTCCGCGACTCTTCTATTCGGGAGAAAGATTTGAAAGCAGATAAACTTTACTGGACACGTATCCATAAAGGTGCTCCTGAATGTACTGCAGAAGATGAAGAACTCTGTGTTGCATTGTATGATGCCTTGAAAGTCGTGTGTGATCTTCCTCCTTATCAAGTTCTTGGTAATGTCTATACTAATATGCTGCGGTGTATGGATAGACCCACAGCACACATTGACAATATCGATCCTAAGAATAGAACAATTATGTTCTACACCAATAATGAATGGTATCGTGACTGGGGTGGAGAAACTATTTTCTATGACCTTGACGACAACATCATTAAAGCTGTGCAACCTAAACCTGGCAGGGTAGTTTCTTTTGATGGACGGATACCACACTCTGCACGTCCTCCTGTAACTTCTGCTTACACTCCTAGATACATTACAGTGATGAAGTTCTGATGCCTTTATACGAATTTAGTGATAAGAATACGGGAGAATCTGTAGGCGAATTGTTCCTCAGTTTTGATGGGTTGGAAGATTTTCTGGAGATGAATCCAAACCTTTGCGTTAAACCAGGAAAACTTAGGTATTTGGCTGATAAGTCTGATGAAGCATTCCCTAGTTATCCTGATATGAATACTCATACTAAAGCGAAGGAGGAGAGGGGTGCTACTTTCAAACCAGCTGATCCTGCATCTTGGAATGACACTAAAGACCCTACCGAAAACTACACCAAGTATAAAGTAACTGATCGTCGTAAAAATAAGATCAGTCACTTTGAGGAAGATATTAAAAAGTATGGTAAAATTGTTAGTGCTCCTAGAATGCTAGGGGAAGGTAGTAAAACTGATTTCCACGTTGACAAAATCGACTGTAGCGATCCTATCACTTATGAGGAAGAGAGACAGCAACAAGAACAACAGGAAAGAGAAGACGCATCGCTTAAACAAAAGCGATACGAGCACGAACGAGGAATGCGTGGCACAAGCTCTAAGAATGCTATCAACTTAACTGATTCGCAGGCTCTTAATCCTTGGGAAAAAGGTTATTCTGACCAAAATCAAGACAACTACAAAGATTTAAAATAAATAGTTATGCCGATTTATCCAGTAGTCAATCGTCACACAGGTGAAAAACAAGAACTAAACCTTTCTCTATCTTCTTACGAACAGTGGAGAAAGGACAATCCAGATTGGGATAAGGACTGGTCCGCTGGGGTAGCAGGGTTAGGAGAGGTTGGTGACTGGAGAAATAAAACTGATGGAGGATGGAATGAAGTTCTCCATAAAGTTTCTCAAGTCCCTGGATCAAACGTCAAACCCTACAAATAACCAATACACCTATGCCAAGGAAGAAGTCGCCAACAACTCTTTCTACTAAGCAGATGAAGAGATCTAAACCGATCAACACATCTCTTATGAGGAACATTGAACCTCTAACAGAGAATCAAGAACTCCTCTGGGATGAATACGCAAAAGGACAGAACCTAGTTGCCTATGGTGCAGCAGGTACAGGTAAAACATTCTGTCTGCTGTACAATGCATTGAAGGAAGTTCTCTCTGAGGACTCTCCGTACGAAAAAGTTTATCTTGTGCGTTCTCTGGTTGCCACTAGAGAGATTGGATTCCTTCCTGGCACACACGACGACAAGAGCTTCCTTTACCAGATTCCTTATAAGAATATGGTGAAGCATATGTTCTCGATGTATACTGATAAGGAGTTCGAAACCCTCTATGACGACCTCCAGCGTCAAGAAACTATCAGCTTTTGGTCTACTTCTTTTCTTAGGGGTACGACTCTTGATAATGCTATTGTGATTGTGGACGAGTTCCAGAACTTGAATTTTCACGAGCTTGATAGTATAATTACTAGGGTTGGTGAGAATAGTAAGATCCACTTTGCTGGTGATGCTACTCAGACTGACTTACAGAAAGTGACCGAGCGCACTGGCATTCTAGATTTTATGCAAATCCTTGAGGGTATGCCCGAGATGTCGAAGATTGAATTCAGCATCGAGGATATTGTGAGATCTGGTCTTGTTAGATCGTATCTGGTCAGCAAGATCAATCAAGGTTACAATGAAAAAGTTTGACCACTCCCAATTATTAGAATCAGTTACACTAAAGCGTGGTCTCATTGAGGGGCGGCGGTTGTACTCCGTAGGGGACAACCACTACCCCTCTGTTACTACTGTTCTTTCTAATCGTAAGCAGAAGAAAGAAGCGATCAATCGCTGGCGTAAGCGTGTCGGTGAAGCTGAAGCAAACCGTACTTCTACTCGTGCAGCAACTCGCGGTACCAATTTTCACGGAATCGCAGAGGACTATATTATGAACAGGTTGAACCTGGATGATCACAAGCACAATCCTCTGCCTGTCCAGATGTTTCGCACTTCTAAAAGTGTTATAGATAGAATAGATCGACCTCGCCTTGTCGAGTCGATGCTCTGGTCAGACAAGTTAAAGATTGCTGGTCAAGTAGACCTTATCGCAGAGTTTGATGGTGCTCTGTCTGTGATTGATTTCAAGACATCTAAGTCGCCAAAGAAGCAATACATTGTTGAAGACTATTTCACTCAGATGTGTGCTTATGGGTATATGTTCTATGAACATTACAAATTAGAGGTAGAACAATTTGTCGCCATTGTTGCTTGCGAGGATGGTGAATGTCAGGTTGTAAAAACTTCTTTGAAAGAACCCCACTTTCTTAAGCTACTTGAGGCAATCAAAGAATACGAGAATGCAAATGCCTCAACAACCCGATGAAATAGAAAACAAATTTATGACTGCTACAAAATTTGCTGGTGAAATTGAAAAACTAGTCGTGGACAATCACGATATGAATTACATTGATGCTGTAGTTCATTTTTGTGAGTTAAATAGTATCGAACTAGAGGGTGTGGGTAAACTTATTTCCAAACCTCTAAAAGAAAAACTGAAGTATGATGCTCAGCGTCTTAACTTCATCAAGAAAACTAGTCGTGCAAAGTTGATGTTCTAAATGGCGTTCAGAGATTCCGATATCGTTCAGAAGGAAGTTAAAATTATTAACGAACTTCAAGATCAGCTCGCAGAAATGACACTTGCATTTCCTGCTATGTCTCCTGATGAGCGAGAAGAGTACGTTGAAATCGTCGAGACTCTTCTAGAAAAGCAAAGAATTTTGTGGACACGTGTAGAATTGTCAAAGAACTCTGACGAAACTGCTGCCATTATGGCGAACGATGTTCGTAAGGTTATGGATGCTATCGGACTGCCAAAAGACGTGTCAGTAAAGGATGTCTTTGGTAATATCGATGAGATGATTGTCACTCTGAAGAGAACGATTGCAGATTTAGATTGAATTAAGATTGTAATACTTGACAATACTGTAGCTACTCGCTACAATAAATAGTGAGTTAAGTAACCCTATACCGATATGGACCCATCTTATATGGGATTATGGGTCGTTGTTATTACTATATCCATACTGGTAGCATATGCTGGTATGGAAGAAACCCTGAAGCTTTTTGCATACCTTGATCTTCAGTTGCGCTATGCTTGGATCCAGTTTCGTATGAAACTGATGGCGCGTAAATTACGAAAAGAACTTGGGTTACCACCTCGTGTCAAACCTAAGAATCTTTCCGATGACTGACGATCTCCTAAAATTAAATAGAACAGAGTGTCCCAAGTGTGGTGCCATTTGGTTGAATGGACAACACTACTGGTCTGGAACTGGTAAACTTGGGAACGAAGATGATCTTGCTGGTCTTGTCTGCAATAAACTTGGGGATGATACTTGTATCAATCCCAAACGGGGATCTGAAAAAGGAACCACGTGGGCAAAAAGACTTGAAGAACTGGAACAAGATCATCCAGCTTGACAAACCAACCTGAGTGTGGTATAATACTCAGGTATTCGGAAGGGTAGGTGTCCGAGTGGTTAATGGAGGTGGACTGTAAATCCACTGGCTCTGCCTACGGGGGTTCAAATCCCTCCCTGCCCACCTGGAGAGTTGTCCGAGTGGTTTAAGGAGCAGCACTGGAAATGCTGTATGGGGGTAACCTCATCTAGGGTTCAAATCCCTAACTCTCCGCTCTGGGACTGTAGT